CCGTCCAATATCTTCGAGCGAACGCGGGGCGCAGTTAGCCGCCGCTTGCACCGCAGTGCAGTAGAATTGCTCCAGCGCGAAATCCAACCCCAACACATGTTGACAAATAAGCCGTTCAAACGCCGCATTATGTGCATAGATCATTCCTATGTGGTTGCGGACGCGGGCGGGGTGTGAGTTGAAACAGCTGCCTGATGATTTTGCCCACTCCCCCCTTAGTTTATTTACCTAGGTAATATTTACCTCGGTAAGTATTTGGTTTAGGTTAAAGCTAATCCCCCTAACCTGATTAGGTTAGAGGGTTAGCGGTGGTTAATTGTTATAGGAATTCGAACGGGTCTCTATCTTCAAACATTTCCTCAAACTCGCTAAGGCTGTATTGTCTTTCGCTTTCCCAGAATTCTTTAACCCTTTCTTTAATCACTTCGGCTTGCTCATCTACTATCTGTTTATTAGTCATTACTTTCCCTTTCTTTCGTTAATGATTAGTATTGCCGCTTTTAGTCTTAGTTCATCTTCGGGCGTGTTAAGCCAAGGTAACATATTTAACGCTTTTGTCATGTTTCTTAATTCCCATGTAGGTCTATTGCGTAATAGGTTTCTTGCCTGAGTTATGTCCATTAGTTCCCTTTCTTTCTTTCGTGTGTTGTGTCGTTTGCTTGGTTTAGTAACGCTTGAAAGCCACGCCCTAAGATGAAAGCGCCTAGGGCTATAAGTAGTGTTAAGCCGTTCATTAGTTCCCCTTGGCTTGTGCCGTCTCAATAGCATAAGTAGCCATTTCTAACAATTCGCAAAAGTAAGCGCTTTCGTTGCCTGTTAGTTTAGGCATCTTATAATCGTCTGTCAGTGTTCCTTGTTTCTCTAATCTGATTAGTTCTCTGACTAGTTCCCTGATGTTTGCCTTGGTCATTAGTTCCCTTTCGTTGTGTTGTTTAGGTTATTTAGTTGTAGTCCTATTCTCTCACAATTCAGCCGTTTAGGCTAGATATTCAGATAACAAAATGGTAAAGATTAGGTCTCAAAATTGTTATCGTTTGCCTATTGACTTTTAGGCGTTACATATGCTATAAGTTTTTAGTTTTTGTTTGGCGTGTGTTGTATAGCATATTTTAGGTTTAGACACGCCATAAGTTGATAACGATTTGGTAACGGTGTCGAACATTTGTTCGATAAAATCGGCTTGCGAGGTTGCGCGTAGAGACACTTTTAGAGGGGGGTTGGTGTGATAGTTCATTCTAGGGGGTAAGGCTGTGTAGCGGGCTTATAGGGCTTTTTAGAGGGTGGTCGCTTTGGCAATTTTAGGATATCAGCCGTTAATCGTTTGTATCCTAACGACTTTTTAGGGTAAGACTAAACCCCTTGACCTATCGGCTAAGGGGTTAGTTTTGTAGCTTTAAATTAATTGCCTGAGATGTCGCTAATATCGTAATCCTGTACCTCATATGTATAGTCTCTGGTCAAGATATCACAATCAATCAACTCAGACATATCCATATCTTCCAAGTCAATTCCCCTAGAATGCTTAATCGTTGCCGTTCCTGTAATTGTAAAAGTAACCTCGGTTTCCTGTTCAATTTCAAGTTTAAAGATTTCCGCTAAATCTCGATTAAGTCCGTCTAAATCTTCCCAATGTTCGTTAAGATATGCGTCTAATTCAATCACCCTATTTTGTAAAGTTTCTAGATTCACCTCGGTTGCCTTAACTAGTCTGTTAAGTCCATCTATCTCGGTTTGTTTAGCCTTAAGTAAGGTGATTAGGTTAGCGGTGATATCATCACCTTGCATTAATATGCCTGATATCTCCTGCTCAACTTTTGATATGTTGATATCGTTAATCTGTTCCATGTTATCCCTTTCTAACGGTGGCTATTTACTACTCGTCTATATCTTCGCATATCCCCAATGGTAAACCTAGGATATTTAGGTTACAGTTTGATAACGATTTCTTTCTGTAATCTTTATCTTTTAGCCTTGCTTTATCGTGTCTAATCTGCTAAGAATTGTTAAAATATCTAACCAGATTTTGAACAGATTTCGACCAGATTCTAGCAAGTAGTCAAAACTTTATCCGTATAAACATACGCATATCGCCAAGGGTTAGACTCAAAATCAACACCGAACCTAGCCTTAATGTCTGTAAAATCTGCCCAATTCAACAGGCGAGATATCGTTAAACCTAAGTCATATATAGCTTTAAACCCTCGTTCAATACCAACACCCGAACCCTTCAAATATATTTCGTCTTTAAGTTTGCCGTAACCAAAATATTGGCTTAAAAGATAGTTTAAATCCCAAGAAGTGACCTGCTTTCGTTTATCGTCAAAATACCACAATTTGACCGAATAATAATAAGTCAAATTGCTTTGGCTTGTCTTATGAATAATTACTTCAAAAGACCCGCCACACTCATTAATTAAGGCGTGTATCTGCCTTGCATAATATTCGGCTTGTGTCTGTAATTCTTGCTTTTGTTCCTTGTTCATTCTTTCCCTTTCTTGTGTTGTGTAATGCTTATAGTTAGACCATACACCGAACACAACTAAAAAACTATAAAAAACTATAAATTCTTTATAACAAAATTGTAATCTTTTTTAGTCGTGTCTAGCGTGTTTATATGCTAAGACTAAGGCAGTTAGATTAGCCTAAATCCCCTAACTAAATATAGCTAGGGGATAGGCTTACGGTTTAGGCTGAGAGGTTGCCCAGACCGAAACTTGACCGAATTCTGACCGAATTCTGACCGAATTTTAGTCGCTATGTTGAATATGACCTGCAAAACTAAAATTATCGCAATCAGTTTCACCATAATAAGACCGTCTGACCGAAATTTGAACCAAATTACCTAACTCAGACCGAATAATCTTTACTGCTTCACCAATATTGTTGGCTTCCACCATATCGCCTACACTTTGATTGAAACCAGAAACACCAACCGAAAACGAATACCAATTCATTCCTGACCCCCTCTCAAAGTGTCGCTAATACTTGTGAAACATAAAATAAAACCAAAAGTTAAAAGAACTATCAATAAAGTTCCAATCCATTTAGTTAGTTCAGAACCAATAGTTTTTTCTTTTATAGCAAATCCAAACCATTTAGGCATCAATTCTTCTTCATTCATTTATTTTCCCTTTTCTTTTTCTAAACATTTTTCACAAGTCATTTCATCATTTAATTCATCTGTATCAAAATCATCTAAACATTTATTACAACTACTTATAGGCGATATATAACTATTCATTTTCCTTTTTCCTTATCTCTAAACTAAATTCACAAACTTAGTTTCATCAGATTGTTCATCAACAACATAACCGCAACTCTCACACATATAAACATCACCATTAGCGACAGGTTTTAGAAATGTTGCCCCGCAATACTCACAACCATAAGTAAACGGTTGGCAAGATTTACATTTACGATTACCACAACCCCAGGTCATTAGTTATCATCCATTTCACTAGGGCAAGAACAATTATCGGGGTATCGTTCAAAACAAATTTCACATTGTGTGCCACACGCTACGCATAAACACTCACTCATTAGTTATCTTCCTTTTCTTCATTGACAATATCAATCACACTAACATCGGCAGAAACCAACATAACATTATCTAACCCTTTATTAGTTGTGTGATAAAGTTTTTCATCATTAATAATTACTTGATGCCAATTTAAGTCTTTATCGCTAGTAATCTCAAAAATTCTTACTAACTCGATTACATAAGTTTTCAATTTTCATCTCCCTTTATCTCTTTAACGATAAACCAATCATCACCGTTATCTTTACTGAAATAGCTTTTAAATTCTTCTTCATCTCCAAAATAAAACCATACCCTTTGGTCAAAAGCATCATTAGCACATAACTGTTCATACCTAGTTTTATCGTTCATAATATAGACTTCTTGAATTTCAATTTCATCATTCATAAGCCATTGAACCTCTATTTCAGCCCAACGACCATTATCTGTATAGTCCATTATTTCCCTTTCTTTACCCATAGAACAGCAGACCTAGGCGCTCTCTCAATGTTACAAATGCGTTCAATGGCTTCATCTGTGTCTTGCGCCCAAATACCAAGACGAATTCTGCCTTTATCGTGTTTTAGACACACAACAAACATACCGCCATACTGACCGTTATCGTTCCAATTAGACATTTTTTTCCTTTTCTTCTTGTATTGCCAAACAATAAGTTTCAATAAACGCCGTAAATAAATTCAAGCCGTAATGATTATTTACTTGGTCTGTATCGCATAATAGGTTATGTATCTCTAATAATTCCCAAATCTGTTCCTTAGTCATTATTTTCCTCGCAATCGTGTCCATTGAACCATTCATCACTTTCGGCATCACTAAACAAGTCAAATACCCTAAAACATTCAGGACATTTTGGTTGTGTTGTAAATTCATTCATTAGAAACCAACTCCCATAATTACAAAATGGTCATCAAGCCACTTTTTAGTTTCAGGGTCAGTTTTATCATCTTTTTTGATTGTATTGAAAATAGCGTCAATAATAGCTATTTTTTCTGCTGTTTGTTGCTTTTCTTGCTCATTCATTTTTTCCCTTTGTTTAGGTAGCCGTTAGTGGCTACAACAAAGACATTACCAAAACGACACGACAAAACAAGCACATTTCATACACCGTTATAAAACCGTTATAAAAGCCAAAAACCCTTAGTGGACAAAGACTAAGGGTTTAGGCGTGTTATTCGTTATCGGGTATCACAACCGAATTTTAGAACCGAATAACCAAAATTTAGGTTAGCGGTTTATTGCCCCGCTTTTCATTACAACTCTTATGAGCAGGTAAAAGTGTTGCAGTAGAACCAAATTCAGCAGGAACAGCATGGTCAGCAACCCAAGGGTCTTCAAACCTAGCCCCACTATCGCACAAATGACAAACCAAAGCAGTTTCTCTAACCAATTTAGCCCGCTTTTGATAATCACCCGAATACTGTCCCGTCAATTTTTTTACCGCAGCTCTTTTAGCGTTATGAAGTTGTTGAACCAAATTTTCGTGTTCATCACAACGATTACCGCCAGCAGTCAAAATACCACAATCAAGGCAAGGTTTACGAAACTTACCCATTATGTTTTTCACAATGAGCGATAACCGAATTTTCAGTCGAATACTTGTTCCAACAATTTTCAACCGAATTTCCGAAATTAGAAAGCAAATATAGGACAAATCCGATAAGAACCAAATTTACACCAAATATTAGTTTTTCAAACAAAGTTAACTCAGGCATAACATTCCCTTTCATTTATCTTTACCCCAGCCAGTTCCATTGAACCGAATATTAGGGCTACCAAACATTCTAACCAAATTTTCTTTACATTGCTTACATTTAGTTGGTGGTTTATGTGTATTAGTTATAGGTTCAGTAATAATAAATTTATGTCCATTAGAACATTGGTATTCATAGACTGGCATTATTCCTCATCATTCAAAGGGTCGTAGATAGCTTGAAAACCTAAAGCTATGTCTGTGTTAGTAAGTAATGTTGAATCTTTTGTTTCTTGTGATAATTGTTTATCAGCGTGTTTATGTGTCCTACGCCAATTCTTAACCAAACTAACCGAATCTCGGTCATCAGTTTCAAATTCTGCACCACAAGAACAAACCTCACGAATCATTACAACTTCCAGACAGTCCCTGTAAAGTCCTTTTCCTTTTCTAACTCAAAACAAACTAAACCAGGCTGTGAATCTTCACCAGAGTTTAATCTCCACCAATTACTTCCATTATCGAGAGTTGCAGCTTGAATCCAGAAACGACTTGTCCCTCTGTTAGTTGACCCAAGTTCTTGAACTCGCAAATGATGAAAATGACCTGAAACTAAAATTGTTGAAGCAGTTACAGGTTGTTTACTGAAAGATTGTTTACGCCACCAATCAGGTATGCTTTCAGGTCTGTTCGCTTGATGTCCATGAACCATACCTAAAACATGGTAAGAATCTTGAAATACATCTAGGGCAAGCGATTCATCATGCATTGCAGGTTCATGGAAAGTTATGTCAAGTCCAACTTCTTTACTCAACCTAGCCAAAGTCCTACCAATGTGAATACCCCAATCATCTATCGGAGTACCAACTTTCTGCTTATTCACCCTAAACTGACAATGATTACTACCAATCGAAAGATAAGTTACAGGTGCAAACTTGACAAGTTCCTTCAAAGTTTCCCACGCCATACTCGTAGCAACATCAATCTGTTGCATCAAAGACATTGAATTTGTGGCTAACTGATGCAAGTCCTGACTGCTAGTAATACCCTCAATAGTGTCACCAACATCACAAAAAATAATGCGTTCAGGTTTAATTTCTTTTACCTTGTTTATCAACTTGACTTGCGTTTCAGCAATACGAACAAACATAGCTTCAGTTCCGCCCCTATGGTCAACTTTACCTACCTGTAAATCAGACCACAGCACAACAAAAGCCTTACCAGATGCAACAGATTTAGATACAACAGGTTTAGTTTTCTTAGCCAAAGCATAAAGTAAAGGCAAATCAAGTTTTGCATTTTTTCTACGCCAGCGAATCCTGACAGCAGTCATCCACATAGGGTCTAACGGAAAAGGTCTAGCAACCTGCCAGCGACTAATTCTAGGTTCACCAACAATATCAATCTCATCAGGATTAATACCTGCATCACGCAAAAAACCTTCAATATCTAAAGGATTATCGCCTTCAACAGCAGGAAGAGTTGCTTCTCCACCCTCACCATCAAAAACAATACTTGGATTCCAACCTTCAGGAACAGTAACCTTTGGTGCAGGTGTAGCTAAATTCTCCAACATGAGCAACGCTTTCCTGTATGGCTATCAATTGAATAGCGACTAACTTTTAAACCACGCTCATTTAGAGCAGTTGTAAGAGCCGAATTGTTCCACACAGGCGAGTCTAATGCTTCAGCCAAGATTTTTCTATCTACTTCAGATAGCGAACCTAAAATTGTTTTAATTTTGCACGAATACTGGCGTGTAGAAGGAGTCAAATCTTCAAGCATCAGATTTCTCAATCAAAACAGGGCTAGTCAAATGATGGCACAAATTACGGATACTAGCCAAAATGACAGGATGGGTTACAGTATTAGCTTCCTCAATAACATCTGCTATCTTATGGCGAACCAAATCAAAATCATTAGACCACAACAAGTTATCGTCTCGTAACAGTTTCACTGCTTCATGCGAACTAATCATCTCTATCTCCATCATCAAATAAATCTTTATTATTTATTAGTTGTTCAAGCCACCAAATAACCGAAAATCCAACTATCAACATGACAATACCGATAACACCTATTGAACTAAATATTTCAAACATTATTTCCCTCTACTTCTATCTTGTGTTCCTTACTGTTATAAACACGCATAATTAAGATACAAGGGTCACCTTCTTCAGATTCTTTCCACTTAGATTCACTCATAGGAGTTCCATCATGGGTCTCGCAAATAATTTGACTAACCCAATGGTTATCTCTGCCTATTTGTAGCCATTCACTTAGTTCCATTAGTTTTCCTTTTCTTTGCAGTAATCACACTTTTTTGCATAGCAAGAACAATTCTTATCATCACAAGGGTCGCACTCACAATACTCAACCTTTATCAATTTGATAAGTTCAGAAGTATTCCAAGTAACTTCATCCTCAGCAGAAACATCATCAATCAAATTGATGATGCGTTCTTGCTCTAACTCTGCTTGTTCTTCTCTATGAGCTTCAAGCATTAATGCAAGTGTTTCTTTGAAATGTTTTTCAGATTCTTTAGCCATCTCTAACAGCCATATTGGGTCAAAGTTAGGGTTAATCATTTTTTTCTCCTTTAATGAGCTCAATTAATTTATCTTTACTTGTTTGTATTAATTGAACATCACCCATCCAAATAAAAGGTGTTCTTTCAAGCAAATTTATTATGCGTTGCTGTTCCTTAGAAATGCCATTTTCGTATGCTCGTTGAATCCACTCATCAAGTTTTTCATTTTCAGCCCAAGACATTTTTAATCCTTTTCTTTAGGTCTGGTTTGACAAAGAAACGCCAACGATTCTGAAGGCGTAAATATTGTTGAAATAAGCGACCACCAAATTTGTAGTTGCCCCTATGTTTAGCCATTTGTCCCTTTCTCGCTTTCATAGACCTAAATCTAGCCCAGCAAGTATCCCAAAGTCAATAGCAACACGCCAAATAAATTAATCTTTTATTTCAGTAATTTGAACCTGAACACCAGTCCAACCATCAACCGAATAACGCTTATAAGCATGTAAATCAATAACCCTACTGTCATCCACAATAGCCTCGCCTTTAGTCAAACCATCCAAAACAGCCCTACACAGTTTATCCGTATCGGGTATCACAGTTGGATACATCCTAGAAACAGAAGAAGGCCTTGGAAGATAAAACCAAAGTTCCACTTCCAAAGCCCCATCCATAGGTTCTTCAAATAAAGACTGACATTCCAATTCAATAGCTTTACGCCAAGCAGGAAGATATTTGCTCGCTTCAATCATGCGACCATTGCCAACATGGCGTTTAGACCCCTGCGGTGCTGGAACACCAAAAACAGCAAACTTAGTTATCATGCCTTTTATAGTAGTTCACACAAAGAACAATAAACCAAACAGCAGCAAAAAAATAAGGTAAAAATGCTTGCTCAACAGATTTACTGTTCATACCTATCCAAATAAATTCAACAACAGTTGAAAACAAAATTAGATAGGCGAGTTTCAAAATGTATCCCAATTAGTGGTTGCAGGTTGAGAAACAATAGAAACTTCCTTAGCGTTAATAGTGAGTTGTGCATAAACCACAGGATTACCCGTACCCTGCTCAACAAACTCATTAACATTTGCTGAAGCAGAACCAATAATGTTCACTACCTGCCCAACCTCAACAGGAATAGTTGACCAAACTTTATAGTTTTGTTTTCCTTCAGTTCCATCAACCTTTTTAAAAGTATCGAACGCAACAAAAAACTTTGCAAAAGATTTAGTTACAGTCAGATTTGTTGCTTTAATTGTGTTAGGCACAATTTACCCTTTCTCTATATGTTTTGGATTTACACAATCAGAATGATTGCATATTCTTACACCTGGTAAAACTTCAACCCCACCAGATAAGGGAGTAACTCCATCAGCATCAAAATCGCCTTTATGAGGAACACACTTCAGGCTACCATACTGAACAATTTTTGCAGGTTTGGCACGACATGAAGCACAAAATAAATCAGTTTGTCCACGCTTATCAGGCGAAACCACCCAACTGTAACCGCATCTATTACAGATAATTTTGTTGTCATCCACACCATCAGTTTATTTCCTTCTGACCATTGTGCAACTTACATTCAAAACAGTTATAGATAATTCGTTCATGCACACACAACTTAGGGGCATTTCGTTTCACTTCCTCTTCACGCAATTTATCTTCCAAAGCCTGTTTCTTCTGCAACTCCTTCAACTTCAAAGTTTTAGCTTCTTCACTTGCCTTAATTTCAGCAATTATCTCTTCCTTAGATTTAGTTCTCTCAGGAAGCAACCCATCACCCCAACGGTCACCATTCAACCAAGTTGTCGGATAAGGGATGAACTCTGCTGGCGGAAGGTTAGGGTCATGGGCGAAACGGATAGCACCAGCCAAAATTTCGTCATGCGTAGCCCTAGCCAAAGCGGATTCAAATGCTTTCAAAGCAGCTCGTTTAGATACCTTACGAGGATAAACATTCCAAAATTCTTCAAAATGAGCATATAGGTTAATATATGTTTCTTTTAAAGGTTTGTGTGCCACATCTGTCACCCCTGATTTACCCAGTCTGTCACCCCTGCTTACCTGACCTGTCACCCCTGACAAAATAATCCAATACTTATTTGTCTTGTATTGACCACCAAAATCAGAGCCATTTACCTCAACAGTAATCTCCCCAATTTCTTGAAGATACTGCAAATCTCGTTTAATTGACCTTTCAGACGAATTAGCGTACCTAGCTAAAGTAGCGATAGCAGGCCAAGCACCATTATCGCCATGATGATTTGCTATCCCTATCAAAACAAGTTTTGCACGCCCCTCAGCACGACTATTATTCAAAACAAGGCTTATCATCTCTACACTCATCAAAAGCCCCCTAGAAGGCATTTAAAGGCGTTTTTGCGTAGGTTTAACATGCTTACCCTTCAGACTCTAATAAAGCATCCATAATTTTGTGTGATGACAAAGCAACATCATCAGTAGCACCAGCCGCATACCTGCCAGCATTAAAAAACAACTTATCTCTCTGTTCACGCATAGCTTCTAACTGTTCCAGTTCAGCATCAAAATAAGCCCGAATATGTTTAATCTCAGGTCTAGTCAAATTCTTGCGAATTTCAACCAAATTATTGGCGTTCTCAAGATAAGTCAAATCAAGGCGTTCCTTCTCCAACGCTAAAAGATAAGCCAACCACTCAGAATCATCTAAAACCTTCTTCAAAACCTGTGAATCATCAAATTTACTCATAAATCCCTAACCTAAATGCAAACGATATAAAGTTTTATTCCAGTCATTATCAATCAAAAACCAGTCACCATTCATAAAATCATAGACAGGCGTATGCTCAGGAAACTTGAATCTCTCCAACTTCCAACCACACATCAAAGCCTTATCCCTAAACTCAGCGTTAGATTCCATAAAAACATTAGATTCACTACACAAAACAATCAAATTAGAAGGAACATCCAGCAGCTTAGAACCACCCATACCCCGATTAATGCGGTGTTGCGGAACAAGAGTGTCATCAATACGCCCACAATGCCAACAACACTTATCACGCTCTAAAACCTTAGCCCAAACAGATTTACTAACCATGCCTAAAAGTCAACTCCACCTGTTTAGCAATAACAGCAGTCAAAGTACCAGCATCCGAAATCTGCTTAATTTTAGCCTTCACACGACTCAACTCAACTTTCGCCATATCATGTTCAAACTTCAACTCAGCGGTCTTTAAACGAGCAACAGCAGTCCTATCAGCAACCGTACCCTGCGCTTCAAGAAAAGCAGACTGAAAAGCCTTCTCATAAACCAAATCCCTATCAGCAACCTTAATCTCAGCATCATAAAGAGCATTAATACCCTTCTCACCAGACTGAATAAGCTCATTCAGTTTGGCAATAACCTGGTCAGGACTAACTATTTCCAAGTTCTTTACCCCACATCACAATCTTCTCCAACTGTTCTTTAGGCAACTTAGCCTGTTGAGCTTCAACATACAAAGCCTTCAACTTCACTAAATCCTTATTAAAATACGCTTCACTAGACTGAGAATAAATGTCATCATTAGCACGATTTACTTTATCCATCTCTTGTGCTGAAGGTCGTTTACCTTTAGGGCTGAACTGCCCGCCGAGAGCCGAAATTGCTCTTCCGTAAGAACTGGTAGCACAATTTTCGACAAAGGACACCTTGTTCACATTGCTAGTTCCAATACGCTCTTCAGCGAAATCAACTGTCGCAGGTTTCTCATCAGCCTTATCTAAATAAACTTCAGCCTTCATAACAACTTGAGTTTCTGTAAGTGAAACAATTTCAAGATTCAAACGACCATTTGGAAAAGCACTCCAAAATAAATCAATTCTCTCCTGAACTGTCTGATATTGCGAAAGGTCGAAGCCCATTATTTTTTCTCCTTCATGTCAACAGTTTTTAACCAGATAATAAGTTCGTTGCGTTCCTCTTTAGTTAACTCGATAGCAAACCTAGAAAAATAGCCGTAACCACTATGTTTTAACACCGAAATCTCTAACTGTGCATCACCATCACTGCCAAAACCAAAACCATCAAATTCGTATCTTTTATTCATTTTTAGCCCTTTGTCTTAACTGATAAATAAGGTGTCCCACCATTACGGGAAGAACGAGTAGCAACAACTTTGCCATTTAAAGAACCATACTTTGCTTTACCCATAAGGTCAAGGATTTGACTCTTTAACTTAGTTACTCTTTCAGAAGTCAAATCAAGGTCAGCTTGAAGAAACAACAAACTTGTACCCAATTCACCTAATTCAACTTCTTCTTCCACAATTTCAGGATGCATGACCCTAACAGTTTGAAAAGTGCTTTCAGAGCCATCCCAATCAGGTGCAACATCTTTTTGCAACTTAGCCCAAAACTCTTCAACCCTAGCAACCATACGGTCAGCGTAATCAGCGTTATAGTCTAAATGAAAAGTCTCTAACTGATTACCTTGAAACAAGACAACAACCTTACACCACTTCAACCCAAGAAGATGCATGTACCAAATACATTGAGCTGCATAATGTTCAGGAACATAATCCCACCGATAACCAGCAGTTTTAATCTCTAACAAACCATAAGTGTCACCATCAAACAAAATGCCGTCAGGGTTAGCATGTTTCCAACCATCAGCCCAAGTACCAGTAGTAAACATTTTGTATTCAGGGTTACGCAAACCCCATTCATCAAAAATGAGTGGTTCAACAATAGTTCCCCAACGCATCTTCTCGTTTTGTTCAAAAATATCATCAATACGCTTAGTCAACTTAGCCCACAAAGTAAAGGCTGACTCCCAAGGATTTAACCCTAAAATAGTTCCAACCTGTGAACCACCAATACCAGAACCCCTAAGTTCATGCCATTCAGCACTTTGATTCTCAAACTCGCCAATCAACTTAGCCGAACCAAATAACCCATGATTTAATTTATTAGACATACGCCCCTTTTCTATTTACAACTGACTGAATTATCAGTAAGGTAAGTGTATGACAAACCACCGACAAACAATACCAATTTCAAGAAAATTGTTTTCGCTATTAGAAAAAATGGAAGAAGTAGGCGAACTGCCTTGCCAAAACTATCCTGAAAGTTTTTATCCAGAGGGCGGTGAAATTAAAAGGCGAGAAGAAACCCAAATAGCTAAATCACTATGCCAAACCTGCCCAATAATTGAAGAGTGTAGAATGTATGCTTTAGAAGCTAAAGAAGAATACGGTATTTGGGGTGGATTAGACCCAGAAGAAAGACGAAACTTTCTAAAATCTATTTCTTCATCTCGGAGTCAACTGAATCGTCTTTAACATTTTTCAACTGAACACTCTGCTGAAAAGCTGCGTTAATTTCATTTTGACTCAACTTACCATCCTCAAGGAAAGCCAAAGATAAACGCTCAATCACCTTAGCGACAGCAAGAATGCCACCAACAAAAGCTGCTGTAGCAGGTGCAACACCACCAAGGCTACCTGCCCCAATAACACCCAACGCTGAAGCCACAAAAGTTGCGACAACTCGCAAAATAACATTACCGAACAACTTGTAATTCATTACTACCCCAAATTAGCCAAAATGTGTTTCAAAGGGTCAACTAAATCATCATAAGCAGCCAAATGAATCTCAGGATTAGACCAAGCCTTATTAGCCTTACCAATAGACAAATGAAGATGCGCCCCTGTACTAGCTGAACCGCTAGGAGTGTTCTTACCGCCACCAACCTTACCGATAATGTCACCCAAAGCAACCTTGTCACCCTTCTTCAAAGAAGGTTTCTCAGCAAGATGAGCATACAAAATCCAGTAACCATCCTTACCCGAATGAACAACAAACCAACCTAAAACATCAGACCACTCAGCCAAAGCCACAGTACCAGCAGTAATAGCAGGAATAGGACTCTTCTCGGCAGGAGACCAATCCTGACCCCTATGAGGTCTGCCATTACGGTAAGGGGCAAGATTACCAAACTCATCATTACGAGTTTTAACAGGAAACGGCTCTTTATAGATAACAGACATAATTATTCCTTCGGATTACGCAAACGAAAAGTAACAATCCAGATTGCAAGTGATACCAGAATACACCAGCCAACAATACTCTTCGCAGAGCCTTCCAACACAATCCAAGCAACAAACATGCCTAAAAGTGTCCACAACTGAGCAACAATGTCATTAAAAAAGTTTTTCACTTTATTCTCCTAATAGATAAAGGTGCTGAAACAGTCAGCCCAACTGCCGTAGTAGCTATCTGTGTGACAATAACTGCTGCCACAACTTCTTGTTTAGCTTTATGTCTAACCTTCTTAGACATGTCAGCACCAAAATTACCTAAAGCATTAAAAGCATTAGTCAAACCAACAATGCTTGCACCCAACACAGGAACATTAGCCAACTCTTCCGAAACAACAATGTCATCAGCCTGAGCGACAAATAAAAGTTGATTTAACGCCAAATTGTATTCCAAAGAACCTTCCACAGCCGTATCAAGCGTATTATTAGCATCATCTGTAAGAAGCATCAATTCCTCTGTTGAAAGGCTCTGAGGGGCAATCTGAGTCAAATCAACATCAAGAATAGAAGGCTTAACTTCAACAACAGGCGGCTCAATTACAGGTACTTTTACAACAGGTTTTACAACATCAGGTTCTTTCACTAAAGGTGGAAAAACTGAAGGCTTCGGCTCAATAACAGGTTTAGGTTCAGGAACAACAGGCGGTTCAGGTTCAACAACAGGTGGTTGAGGTGGTTCAACAGGATAAACCACAGGAACAGAAGGCTCAGGGTCAGGAACAACAGGGTCAAGACAATCTTCAAACTCAAAGTCACAAACATTATCTTCAATCCAACAATCATCAACCCGAATGTCACAAACATCAGTGACATCAGATGTATCAACATTCACACCCACCACATCAAATGGTTCTGCCTGTGTCGTAGGTGTAAAGGTCAGAGTTGGTGCAAATGCCAAAAACAAAACAAATAAAAGTCTTGTCAACTTTGGCATAATACCTTCCTATTGCATAAGCCGAATCAAAATACCGACAATTGTAGAAGTAATGACAGCCGAAAGCACACCAGTAACCCAAGCAGACTGCCAGCGAGCCTTCTCCAACTCCCTGATACGAGTTTCATGGTCAATAACAAGGTCAGACTGAATAGTGACATCCTTCTTTATAACAGCGATATCAGTTTTAATTACAGCCATATCATCAACAATTCTTTGTAACAATTCACCATTATTAGGTCGTTTAACATCAGTCATTAGCCAGCCGCCGTTCCAGAAGCCATTTGCACTGCAGTCCAATACAAAGTTGAATCAGAACCAGAAGCAGCCGAAACATTACGGACAGTAGCAACAGCAGAACCAGCAGTATTAGTTCCAACAGAAACAACATAACGGTTTGAAGTAGTCCAAGCCTGAACAATAGGTGCAACACTAAAACGACTTGCAGGATAAGTAATATTTATTGTTGAAGTAGTATCAGGGCCTAACGCTGTAGTTGTAGAGTCACCTGTTCCAGCAGCCTGAGCATACGCCTGTGGAATCCAAGTCGTACCATTATAGGCTTGAACCTGGTCAACATCCTTAATATAAGTAACCATACCTTCAGAAAAAGAAGCAGTACCAATTGCAGTAGCACGAGCAGCAGTACCAGCAAAAACCATAACCGATTGGTCTTGCAAATAATTTTGTACATCAGAAGCACTCAAAACAGACCCAGCTGCAAAAGTTTTACGTCCAGAACCAGCCATTACTTCTCCTTATAAACCCAACGCATAATTATCTAATTTACCAAACTCATTATCATCAATAACAAGATTAGGTGTTTTTAAACTCTCTAAATTAAATGTTACCAGATGGCTACCAGCAGTAACATCATGTGTAATACCAATAATACGCACATAACGAGTAATAGCCGAACCGACACCATTAGGGGTAAAAATGACTTGAGCAAAACCATTCAAAGGCGTACGAGACCTTAAAACAGATTGTTGACCTAAATCTAAAGCAAACATGTTGACAGTAATTGAATTGAACCTATACTCAGGTTCACTATATTTAGATGAAATATAAGAAGCAAGATTTTGTAACTTATCCCCATTCGTATAAAGCACACCATCAACGCTCAAAGAAATAGGAGAAAATAGTTTAGAAGAAGTAGGTGTTATAGCAACCCTATTAGCAATACCATCCCAAGCATTAACTTGAATATTATTGTAAAGTAATTGAGTTGTATAACTTACATCAAGAGCTTCATAATAATAACCTGAACCATCATCAGCAAAAGTAGGAAAACCACCTACCGTACTAGCACCGACACTATTATCATCAAAATAAAGATTATCTTGACCCTCAACATATAGTTGACCCTGCTCAGAAACTTCAACCTGTCTCAAATAATCTAAAACATTAGTTCCAAGCACAACAGCAGCTTTATCAAGCATTTGTGTACCAGCATCAATAGTAGAACCACCAGGCCAAGCAACTTCATCTAAATTTAAGACACGACTTATTCTCGCACCAGATAATTCTGCAGGAAAAGTTCTATCTTTAAGAAAAAATTGATTAGCAAAAAGAGTAGATAACTCTGAAGCAACTAAAGAAGCAGAAGCTTCACCAGTAACATCATAAGTAAAAGACCAATCATCAATCCAACCAGAAAAAATAGAATTACCATTAATAGTTGCATAAACTCTTTGCTTAGGTTTCACATAACCATACAAAGGTGAACCTGCGGAAGAGCCTTGCTCTAAAACTATGTTATCCCAATAGGAATCTTCATAACCGCCACCATAATTTACAGTAAACAAAACGGCTTCTGCTTTAATAGCACCTGGTGGTGCAACGGCAGTATTTGTTATTCTCTTCCACGAAGTATTAGAAGAAGGAACATAAGTGCTAGTACTTTGATACATAAAACCGCTTGCACTATACCAGTTGATAGCAACCTTTACAGTCGTATTCCAATAAGTACGATTGTAAGCGGATAAAGTATAAGTTTGCCCTGCTGTAACGGTAGAAGAAAATGCTGTGTTAGTAGCAATAAATTCTGAACCTATTGGAACGCCAGTTGCAGATACAACCATTAAATACGCTGTCCCAGAAAATGGTTGAAATGGTCTATATGTTGCATCGTATGTGCCACGATAAACGCTAGTGGCATAAATTGCAGTATAAGGACTCCAACCAGAAGTATCTGTTTCAAAATTGTTGTTAGAAATCAAATTAGTATTGCCATTAGTAGGGTCAAAGACACGGCTATAGTTATTGAAAGTAATGTTACAAGTGCCAGGTTCATAATAATCTAAAGCCCTAGATTTACCACGAGAACAACTAAAAGCAGTTACATAAGAAGTAACATCAAAATAAGTAGTTCCATCTGAAGCGTAAAGCCAAACAACAACATTATTAGCCATTATTTACTAAAAACCTTGCCTGTTTTGCGTTCATAAATCTGAATAGCATTAACCAAAGCTTTACCAACATCAGCGTTAGTAGCACCAGGTGCAACATTCACAGTTATATTGTAGTTAGTCGCAGTATTTACAGCATTTTGAAATCTTGTGTAAGCACCAAATTGAGTGTCTTTATTATAAGGATTAGTTATTCGAGAAGCATTTAATAAAATACCAAAATCAGTTTTGACGCCCTCTTTAGGAACAAAATTATATTTATCGCTACCATGAGGATAGACCTTAGGTACAGTAGAAGTAGTTTCCTTTGGAGTTAAACCAGTAAAAACATTATCCCTAAAAGTTGTACCAAAATCTTTACCCATACCAGCAGCAACCGCATTTAAACGAGCAGCCTGAGCTTTAAGACCATCAATAAGACCATTACCAATCTCATTACCAGTCTTAGTCATAGCCTTAGCTACCTTAACACCAATATCTCCTGAAACCTTTGTAATACCCTTAAAAGTTTTATTCAAACTCGCAATACCCTCTTTACCAGAATCCAAAATTGCTTCAGCCGTAGCATTACCTGCTTCAGGGCCAGCAGAAGCAATCTGAGCAATCAAAGCAGGGTCAAGATGAGCTGCAGTCAATTTATTTATATTTGTCAAAAAAGTTTTAATCTCATTAAACTTTTGTTTATAAACAGTTTTTAAATCAACCGCACCGCTATTGACACCAGAAATAAGAGTCTTAAACCTACCATTCAAAAAAACAACAGACTTAACAATTTCGTGAGAAGTATTATCTAAAATACCTGTAATATTTGCAGAATCCATAATAGATTTTTGAACATCCAAAGCATCTTTCAAAAGACTATTAACAGCCGTTGCAGTTTTTTTAGTTTTTGTAGTTACAGTATCTAAAGCATTATTAGTACCACTAACATCAGGTTTAGGTAATTTTTTAGATAACTGGTCAACTAAATCATTATTAGCATCCTTAACACCATTAATGCTACTAATAGAACTACCGATACCATCTGTAAAAGTTTTTAACCCATCATTCATAGACTTAAAAGCATCACCAACAAAAGGAATAGCAGCTAAAGCTTCAAAAATCTTGCCAAGAATCTTAAGGACAATACTTAAAGCCAAAGATAAAACAGTTACAACAGGAACAACAATTGCACCAATAAGTTTCGCAAAAAAAGTTATAACCACAATAACAGGTTTCAAAACTTGAATTAAAACTTTAAAAATCTCCACTAAAGGAAACATTAAAGGCTCTATAAGTGCAGCAAGAACATCCAAAATAGGTGTTAAAGCATCAAATAAAAGCATAATAACTTGAACTAGAGGGTCAATTATAGGAGTGAGGACAGTAACAATCTTTCCAAATACTTCAAAAACTGGAGTTAAAGATTTACTAACCAAATCAATTATCGGTTGAAAAGCACCCATAAGAGCAGCTAAAGGTGCAAGTAAAGATTGACCTAAACTTGCTTTCAAATTCTCAAAACTAGCCGTCAAAGTAGCTTGTTTGCCATACAAACTATCTGACATTTTAGCAAAATTGCCTTGACTTTTAGTAGTGGCATTTAAAATCAAATCATATCTAGCTGTGGCTTGAGCAGCAGCTAACATTTGACCTTTCAACTTACTTTGACCACGAGCCGCCAACAAAGCATTAACCTGAGACTGTTTAAAAGCAACGCCAAAACGCTCAATCGGGTCATACTCACCACGAAAAGCAGCACCAATACCTCTTACAGCTTCATCAACAGGTAAACCAAAAGTAGCCGCTAAATCAGCAGAAAGACCCATAAGATTTTTAGTTTTAGCAGCAACATCATCAATAGGTAACCCAGTAGCGGCAAGACTGCTACCCAAAAGAGTAACATTTCGACTCGCATCTAACTGACTCAAACCAATTGCTTGAGCATCCTTAGTGAACTGTTGCATTTGTGGTGCAAGATTTCCATACAAACCACTCAAACCAACATTTGCTGCCTGTAAATCACGAGCAGCACCAACAGATTCTTTAATAAATTCAATGCCCTTTTGAACCCCCATAAGAGCTGCACCAGCAACAGCAGCTCTACCCAAGCCCTTAACAGAACTAGCAAGAGAAGCCAAACCAGTTTTAGCCTGAGCAATACCCTTAGAATCAAAAACAGAAATTAAAGGAATAAAAATAGAACCAGCCATCAGGCAGCCATCCTTCGATTTACAACATCATAAGCTTTTTGTAAACTTTGATTAGACTTAGCAAAAGTCTGTGGCACAGCTCTCTCAGCAGCTGGCCAAACATAACGAGAACTAGAACCACTCAAAGCACGAATCATACCACGACCCTGATTATTTATGCGGTGTTTTCTACTACCCGAAGCACTACGAGAATAGCTATATTCAGAAGTCTGCTTGCGTTTATTAATATATTTACCAGATTTACCAGCCATGTCAGCCATAACAACAGCAGCATTATCTACACGCAAACGAGCAATAGAAGCAGCACCAACCTTAGCCCTACGCATAGCCCTAGCAGCCTTAGCTGCACTAGGAGTCTCAATCAATACAGACTTCACAGGTTTATTACGGTTCTGAGTATTAGCACCCCAAGTTAAACGACCAGGCACAACCCTAGGATAAAAACCAGACACAGTTCTCTGTGGTCGTTTCTTATGAATACCAGAAGTAGGTGGTGCAGTAGGGATAGCGTTCTTCACGGCAGACTGTACAGGTTTAGCAATAAGTTTGAAATCCTTTTGCATCTGTTTTATAAGAGTAGGTTGAACACGATTCAACTCACGAATAAGGTCTTGATAATCAGTGAGATACAAGCCAGCACGATTACCCCTTTGAATCATAACTGCCATAAGTCACCACCAATCACATCTATTCTATCCCCTAGATTGTTGCTGACTCTTCCAAATCAAATACCTGCCCATAGTCCAAAGCATACGGTCACTGCACTCCAACAACGCATTAGGACTAATACCAGTCTCAACCGCTAAAGAAGCAATAAACCAATGAGCAGAACTATCACCCAACCCAACTATTTTGGGTCTAGTTCACTCGCCTTAATAGAAGCAACATCATCAACCCAAATATCAAACTCTTTAGTAGTCGATTTAGTGCGAGACTCAGATGACCAAGCCAAAAATAGAAGATGAGTAAGTTTCACATTAGCTTCAAGCACAGCAACTGACAAATCAAATTTAGATTCAAACTTAACTATGTCAGATGCTGAACAAATAATTTCTTTTTCTTCACCAGAAACAAATTCAATGCGTAGGTTTAATTTCAATTGTTTTCCTTAGTTATTAAGCGACGGCCCTAGTGACCGTTCCCGTAGTCGGCCATGTCACAGATAGTGTGGCGATATCGCCCACGCTCGCCGAGAATGGTTGGTACTGTGAAACTAAGCATACAGCAGTCCAAGCAGGGTTAGTTGCACCCACTGCTGAAGATGTTGGAAGTACTACAACAGTTGCATAAGCAGCTGTTCCAGAACTATTAAACAAAGTTGAAAGTTTATCATCTGTAGATGCAGAACCAAAGTCTTGGAAGAAGTTTAGGGTTACAGACCCAGACTTCAAACCAGGAATACGAGTTCTCCAACCACTACCAAAAGCGGTTGTTTCAATTTCATCCGCTGAAAGGTCAAGACTTACGCTCTGGAGAACCGTTGAGAGGTTTGTTCCATTTATCGTAATCTTATGGTCTGTTGCTGCATAAACTGCCACAGTATGTTCTCCTAATTTGCTTGAACAGCACAGGTAAACTCTGCTGTTAAATATGTATTATCACCAATTATGACAGAGCCGTAGTTACTCATATCAGATACTATCAAATCAAAACAACGACCTGCTAGTGTCCTATCTGATTCTATCGCACTTTTTATACTAGATGACCCAGTAGAAGCACAATAAGTATCAAGATTATTTTGTCCAGTACGCTCAGAAACCCTAGCAACATAGACGGCAACAGTAAAGTTGTAAGTATTAAAACCATTAGCAAACGCTTTATGATATTCAATGCTTTGAGGTGCAACTACAGCCATAGGTGCATTAGGGTTATCAGGCACAAAACTAGAGACACGCAACCCAACAATATTTGAAAGGTTCTCTGCAATACCCTCACGCAAATCAGATAAACTAGCCATTACCCTAAATGCCTTGTCTTACGGTAAGAGTTCAACAACATAGCAACATCAGGGTCAATACGGCTAGACACCCTAAAATAACCTGTGTCAGGGCTAGAAATAACACCTAAAGGCGAATCAAGGCGTTTAAAAATACGCATAGCTTGAATAATAGTTGCCTGTTTTACAGCTGTAGGAACAGAACTCCAACCCCAAACACCAGTAATTTGAACTGTCGCTACCTCATCATCAGAGTCATAAGGAAACTCCCAAACACCTACAGCACGAACACGAGTATAAGGCCACCCAGAAAGACCATCAACAACATTATTTAAAGGCTCTAACTGGTAGTCATCAGTAGTCCAAACTTGGTCATAAGTCTTATTCAACAAAGTAGAAACAGCGATACTAGAAATAGAAATAGCATCATCAATCGCAACACAATCATCATCACTAGGCACAAACAATCTTGTAGCCGTACCAGCGTTATAGAAACTACGCATAGTGTATTCATCAACAAGACGAGAAGCTGACTCTAAAGCAATCTCCAATAGGCTATCATCCACACCATCTTGGATGCGAAGTGCTATTTTTAGGTCGTTTAGGCTTGCATAGCCATTGACAACAGGCATGTTTACTCCTTGTCTTTACTAAACAATTTTATCCCATTAGCCATACGGGCTTTTAAATCTGTAGTTGAAATGCCTGAAGTATAGGAAATAAAACATAAAACAATTTCATTTTTATCAAGCCACTCTTCATCAAACTGCATTTGAGAATAATAATCTCGATTAGCCCAATCTGTACCTGTAATAACAATATCAGGTTTAGGGTCTTGAAGAATAGTTGGCTTAGAGTCTTGACCGCTAAAATTAACTCGAACTTCATCAACATACTTACAAGCCGAAACAACAGCAATTCTATCTTCAAGGCTCATTATAGGTTTCACACCTTTAAACTTTTCAACAAATTCGTCTGTATTCAAAGCTACAATAACTTTTCCGTTTTTACCAGCCATTTGCTTTAGTCTTTTCAAGAGCCTAACATGTCCAGCATGAAACAAATCAAAAGTGCCGCCGTTATAAATTACTCCCATGAGTTATCTCGCCTAATCTGTAGAGACCAGTTACCTTCTGAAAAGTCTTGTTCATTTTGTTTTTTAAAATAAAGTAATTGATTACGGCTAAAAGTAACATTATTTTGATTTTGAAAACCACTAGACAAAGTAGAACTATTATCGTGAGCCAAACTAGCATCAATAAACTTAGCTTCAAAACCAGCATTAGTTATTCTTCGCTCATAGTCATTATCTTCAAAATAGATAGGATGAAAACGCTCATCAAATAAACCAACATCTTTAACAACTTTTTCACCTAAAACAAAACCAGACCAGTAAGGTGCAATGTTCAAAAAATTGATTGTATTAGGGTCTGCTTCTTGAGCAATCTTTTGTAAAGTACCAGGATTAAGAACACTATCATCATTTAACAAAACCCAATAAGGTGCAAAAGGGGTGGTCTTTACAATCAAATTTAATCCACCACCATAGCCAAGTCCATGTGGAACTTGAATAAGCCACATTCGTTTCACCAATTCAGGTTTTATAGGACAATACTCTTGTTTACCAGAATTATCAACAATAACTAAGTTTTCTATTGGGTAGTCAATGCTCGCTAAAAGTCTATCTGCTAGGTCAAAGCGTTTAAGTGTAAGGAAACCTAAAACTGGTATCATGCTAATAGTTTCTTCCATAGAGGTAGCCAAGATTCAGACCATACAGTATCAACATCAAACTGTTTAACAAACTCTATACTCTTATCCGACTTTTGACCTTTCTTAGCGTAAGCAGCTTCCAAAGCGTTCACAATAGAAGGAATAGAAGGTGTCTGCCACCAAGCATTTTGCCCTGCATCCCAAGCAGGTTGCCCATCAACAAGGTAAGAATCCTCTGAAACAAGGTCAGGTGTAGCAGCCCAATTAGAACCGACCACAGGTGTACCACAAGATTGTGCTTCAATAGTTGGAACGCCAAAACCTTCACCAAAAGAAGGAGTCAACATAACATCCATGACCGTATAGTAAGCAGCAAGTATCTCCTGACTAATACCATGACGATAATCACTAATAGAAGGAAAAATTATTTGTTCCTTACGCAAACCTAAAGACTCACACAAAATAAAAAGATTCCATCCACCAGCACCACCAAAAGGGTCAGTATGTAAATACAATTTAGCATCAGGTCTATTTTGAGCAAAAATACTGAAAGCCATAATGTTTTCAGCAAAAGCCTTACGGTGAATCAAACCAGAAGCCTTATTAGCTGCGTTCATACCAACAACAAAATCATTATCATCAAGACCCATAAACTTACGGGTATCCATACCATTTATAGTATGAGTTGGTTTCATAACTTTAGTATCAACAGCATGAGGGACATACTCACATTCCAAACCGTTTTCTTCCATCTGGCGTTTACCATGCGGAGACATAGCAATAGGAAGCACATTAGGTTTCTTCAACCAATCTAAAACATTAGGTGGCATAGTTATATGGTCTAAAGGAGTCCAAGAAGCAATCTGTCGAACATTATCAAATGCTTCTCCCTTAAAAACCCAAACATCATACAAAGTAAATAAAACATCATTCAATTTTGTTTTAGAAAAATGATTTGACTTACCGACATGATGAGCATGATTCATCACAATAACATCATTAGAATACGCTTCAAAACCACGAGCATAATGAGGAATCTCACCATAAGGAGTTCTCAAAGTACTATTCATCCCATCAAGACCAAAATTACTTTGAGCAGCAACATCAACGCCATCACGCTTCAAACGGTCAACAAGATAACCAGACTGAATACCATAACCAGTAGGAAGATACGGGCTATTAGAAACAACAGAAACTGCACCCTTTATTTTTCCCATTTAATTGCCTTTCGTAGTAGGTAAGACTAGACTAGCATAAGAAAACCCCCCTAATGCCTACGCACACTAGGGGGGCTTTCCGCTTAACTCAAAGGTTTAGGTAGCTGCACCCTTGAAATATTGAACATGGCTTGCATGTGTTAGGTTACCGTCAACACGCATCTTGACTCTGAAAGTAGTTAAGTCAGTGTTGAACGCATAGTCAGTTGACTGTGCAATGTCAATTCCACCAGCAATACGAACCTTGTAAGAAGGTAGGTGGCCGAATAGAACAGACTTAACACCAGTAGCCACAGCTGCTACAGCAGGGTTCTCATACAAGTTGTATCCAAGAACAGTATCTGGCTGGCCAGCAGTACCTGGAACGAAAATGTAGTTACCTGCACCATCCTTCAACTTACGAAGAGTTGCTAGACCAGTAGATGACATTTGGAAACCTACACCTGGAAGGGCGCGAGCAGCACCATCAACCTTATAGATAAGGTCAATCAAGTCGTTGTAGCTAAATGCACCAGATACACCAGTTGCAGTTCCAGTAACAGCAGAACCAGCCTGAGTAGCAAGACCATAAGGCTTGCTAGAACCATCACCAACAGTTAGGTCATTGTTTACAGCATAGCCAATAGCATTACCAGCCTGTTCTGCAATCAATGATGTTAGGTCAAAACCAGCATCAGCGATAAGTTCATTTGCCACAGGCACTAGGAAGCTATATTTATAAGCTCCGAGAGTGATTGATGAGAATGTTGGGTCGCTTGCACCAATAGCAGCAGTCGCAGTAGCAATAGCAGCAGTTGAACGGCCAGTCATAGTAGGTATAGTCAAGTTTTCACCAGAAGTAGTGTTGAAA